AGGCTGGCTAGGTAGGCGGGAGATTACGCCTAAAGAATTATCGCCAAGAAAATTTGCAAAAGCCGCTAAAATGTTAGATAAAGGTTTTAAGGAAACTTTGGCTGTCATTGCGGCGTCACAAACCGGAGGTCAGGTATAATGCCTTCACATTACGGAATGGGTGGTTTATCATCATTTGCGCCTGAGCTATCGCCTAGTCAACAGATGACCCGTTCGGCAGCCTATGCGTTAGCCAAACAAATGAAGGGTGGTGGTAGAGTTAATCAGGATGATATTAGGCAAGCCCAAAGAATTCTTAGTCAACAACGTCAGCAATCGCAGTTAATGAACCAACAGTCCCAAGCTAATCCAGACCCTTGGGGTGTTGTGCGTCGGCCTGTTAGTTGGCAAAGATCAGTCATTGATGTTATTAAAGCCGCGCCCGGAGTCGCCGCACAAATTGTAGAGTGGTTTAATAAAAGAGGGATGGCTACGCCTTCTCCAGATCGATTAGCCAAAATAATTGAATCGTTAGATATAAAAGGTATGGCCGCTCAGTCTGGTAGAAGTCCACAAAATATTCCGACATCAAAGATTGCACAAAAACAAAGACCGAAGCCTGGAACTGATCCGACACAACAAGAATTTTCTGGATTAGATGTTGCTCCTCCTACAGCTCCTAGTGATCCTATCCATTGGCGGTATGGAAAAAACCCACGAGAAGTTATAATTCCAGGAAGAGATGTAGCACGTTTAAAAAATATGCAGACCGTCAAGCACGGAGGAGCTTACGCTCATACGCATCCAAGCGGTGGTCCTATGTCTGCTGTAGATGCAATAGGCCAAGTTGAGTATCCAAAAAATATGATATATCCCATTCTGGAAACTCCAGGAGCACGGGGTAATCCAAAGTTTATGGATCAACTTGTTAAGCGTTTGACTCAACAATTAGGAAGAGAACCGGGACCGGGAGAAATTGAAGTCGCGTTACGCAAAATTCCTGCAGAACGCACTATTGATGTAGTTGGGTTTCCTAAGGGCTCACAAACTTCTGCGGCGGCAAAAGAAGCAGTTGTGAAGATACCGACACGTTTGGAAGAACAGCTAGAATCTGGCCGGATAGGAGAGATAGCAGAACTGGTTAGTAAAACCGGACCGTTAAAGAAGGTTCCGCAATCCACAATTAGAGGAGATATACGGAGATTAATGCTAGGTGAAATGGCAGAAGCTCCAGGACTTAAAAGTAATATCGATATAATGACGTTAATGACTCCAGAAAGATCAAAAACTCTTGCGGCTCTTGAAAAACAGGTACGGACTAAAAAACTTCGATCAGCATTAGAAGCACTTACGAAAGAATTAAATAAGAAATAGAAATTAAGACCTAGGAGAATTATGGTCATAGGTGAATTCTTACGCAAGCTCCAAGAGGGTTTGCGTTCAGAACAGGAAGCCATAAAAGAGCATATGGGTTCCGGCGGCTGTAGCGATTTCATTGATTACTCGCGCAATGTGGGAGTACTTGCTGGAGTTGATTTAGCCGTTACGACTATTCAAGAAACCATTGAAAATTTAGATAAAGAGGACCAAGAATGAGCAACCTTCCTATTCCCCGAGGATTTAAGGTTCTAATCGAGAAACCAAAACCTAAAGATAAAACTGAAGGTGGTATACTACTGCCTGACCAAGCTATAGAAGCGGAAAACTATTTGAGCATCTGCGCTAAGATAGTTAGTATCGGACCGCTTGCATTTAAAGACCGTGAAACAGGGAAATATTGGGCTACTGGCCCGTGGGCTAAACCGGGAGACTGGGTTATCGTGCCTAAATTTACTCAATTTCGTATGGAAATAGATGAGAAAGAATATCGATTTATTAACGATGACGAAATTATAGCTGTCGTAGCGGACCCAACTGTAATAAAGGTATATACCTAAACATCGTATCGCGACGTAATCGCGTAGAAAGGAAAAGACATGGCAGAAGAAAAAGAAGAGTGGGAACCTGTTGATGAACAGGCTCTTACAAAAGATTTAGCTCCTGAAGATGATAATGCTGAGTTTTCTGACTTAGTAGAGATCATTGATGAAAATGCACCGGAGCCAGAAACTGTTGAAACACAGCCGGAGGCCGAGCCGAATAAAGAGTCAGATCGCGTCCAAAAACGCATTGATCAGCTCACTGCTCAGCGCCGTGAAGCCGAACGTCGTGAAGCGGCAAAAGATGCAGAATTAAATTCATTGCAAGAACGGTTATCGGAACTTGAAAATAAGGGCCAAGAACAGGCCGTGCAAAGTTTTCAAGAACGCTATAATCAGGTTCGCACGGCTTTAACTACAGCCGCTGAAGAAGGCGACACGGCACAGCAAGTCGCTTTAACTGAACAGCTTGCGGATATGCGAGCCGAGGCAAAGGTTGCTCAGCTTGCTAGAACCCAACAACAATATCAACCGCCACCACAAGCCTCTGGACAGCAAGAAGCTCCTCAAGCGGCATATAACTGGTGGGACCGGAATCAGTGGTTTAACTCGGCTGAACATTCGGCTGAATCAGCTTATGCTCGTGCCGTTGATATTCAATTAGAGCAAGAAGGCTTTGATAAGAACAGCCCTGCCTATTACACAGAGCTTGATAACCGTTTACAAGAGAAATTTCCTGAGTTATATAACAAAGGTGACACTAAAAAACCGAAACCCGCGACAGCACCGACAGGTGGTAAAGTGAGTTCCGGTAAAGTCACAAAAGATGGTCGAGTACAGTTAACGAAAGATGAACTTAATATGGCTCGAGAACTCGGGATTACATCGGAAGCTCAGTTAAAGGCTTACGCAAAAGAAATCCAAAAGAGTAGACAGGAGTCTTGATTATGGCTATTGCTCGTACAACTCGTAACTCTGAACCAACACATGAACTTCGAGAAGATACTTCTCGCGAAGAAACGTGGTCACCCCCAGCTCTGCTGGATGCTCCCCCTGCAAGGGAGGGTATGCGGCAAAGATGGGTATCTACCCAGATTCTAGGGCAAGACATCCCGCACCACACAATGAAACGATTCCGCGAAGGTTGGAGTCCAAGGCCAGTGGATACAGTACCGAAAGACTTTCCAGTTCCCACGATTGCCCAAGGGCAGTGGGAAGGGCATATAGGCGTTGAGGGCATGATTCTATGCGAGATGCCAGAAACGAAAGTTGAAGCTCGGAAACGGTATTTCGCTCGGAAAAACGCGGACCAAAACCAGTTTGTGGAATCAAATTTAAATAAGGTGGAACGAAGTGGTGGAGTTTCTATTGATAGAGATTTCCGCTCCGATGTTTCACGTGGTCAAAAAATTGTCGATGATTAAGGAGTAATCTTATGGCAAACACAGACGCCCCTCGGGGCTTTTGGCCGCTCCGTCATCTCTCGGGTGGAACCATCAGGGCGAATGCCCATACTATAGCCACTGGCTATGGTACGAACATCTTCCGAGGCGATGTCGTAAAACTTGTTGCTGGTGGAGGCATTGAAGTCGCCGCTGCTGGTGATCGGTTTCTCGGTATTTTTGACGGATGCAGCTATGTAAATGCAAGCGGTGAACAGGTCTATTCTAAATATTGGCCAGCCAGCACTACGGCAACGAGTATCGTTGCTCATGTTTATGATGATCCAAACATTGTGTTTGGTGTTCAATCTGCTGGTTCCACCGTTGCTGCTGATGTAGGTAACATTGGCGATCATGTTGCTGGCACTGGCTCTACGACTACGGGTCTTTCTGCACATGAATTAAACGGTACCACAAGCACGAGTGACGCAGGATTCCGAGTACTCGGAAAAATTGACTCTCCTGATAATGCCTATGGTACGAATGTCAACCTTATGGTACAGCCTTATGAGCACGAGCTCACTATGGCTGATCATAGTACTCCAGGTGTATAGGGGGATTAGGTAATGGCTTTGAATAGAGCACTTTTTGCCAAACAGCTCGAGCCGGGACTTAATACCCTATTCGGTCTCGAGTACGCGAGTTATCCTGAGCAGTGGAAAGAAATTTTCTCGCAAAATACTTCTTCAAAAGCATTTGAAGAAGATACCTTGCTTGAAGGTTTCGGAGCTGCGTCGGTTAAGTCTGAAGGAGCTGCGGTAGCATACGACACGGCGGCTGAACTCTGGACTTCTCGCTATAACCACGATACTATTGCTCTTGCATTCTCAATCACAGA